CCACCATTTCCCTATTCGAGCAAGCAAAGGACGCCAGCGGCAAGCCGCTTAGGCCATACTTTGCCGAGGTTCGGGCGGATATGGGCCGATTGATTGCATCCGGCGCAGCGCAAGGGCTGGAAGACGCATACGCCAAAGCCGTCCGCATGAATGATGCGGTTTGGGCCAAAGCGCAGGCAGTCGAGGAAGCCGAACGCGCAGCGAAGGCCAAGGCAGAAGCCGCCGCAAAGGCAGCCGACGCCAAGAAGGCCGCTTCGATCAATATGCGGACCCGTGGCGCGGTGTCGGGTTCACCCGGCAAGCCGCAAGACATCCGCAGCAGCTTGGAAGCCGCTTATCGTCAGCTTCAAGGCTAACCATCAACCTTCAGCACAAGGAGTGAACGGCGATGCCGTCCCCGAACGCTACATTTACCGAAATGGTCACGACGACCCTTCGGAACCATCCGACTGAGATTTCGGATAACGTCAGCGAACACAACGCGCTTTACAACCGGCTTTCGCGCCGGGGCCGTGTCCGCACCGTGCTTGACGGCGGTTATGAAATCGTGCGCCCCCTGGATTACCAGGAAAATGGCACTTATCAGCGTTATTCCGGCTATGACGCGCTGAACATCTCCGCTTCGGATGTTGTGTCCGCTGCGAAATATGATTGGGTGCAGGCGGCGGTTCACATTACCGCGTCCGGTCGCGAGCTTCGCATGAATGCCGGTTCCAGCAAGCTGATTGACTTGGCAGAAGCGCGCATCCAGAACGCCAAGCGCACGGCGGCGAATAACATGTCGGTCGATCTGTATTCGTCCGGCGCGCTGGCAAACCAGATGGGCGGGCTTGCGTTGATCATCCAGACCAACGGTCAAGGCACCGTCGGCGGGATTGACAGCGCGACCTACACTTTCTGGCGCAACCAGTTCCGCGAAATTGCGGGCAGCAACACTTGGACGAAAAGCACGATCAAGGGCGATATGAACGCGCTTTATTTGTCTTGCGTCCGGGGCGGCGACAAGCCTGATCTGATCGTGTCATCGCACGATTTCTTCTCGGCCTATTGGGAAAGCCTGCAAGACTTGCAGCGTTACGCCTCGGCTGATGAAGGCACTGCCGGCTTCCGCGCTCTGAAATATGTGGATGCGGATGTGATCTTTGACGATAACGCCAATTTCGGCAAGACGGCGGAGAGGATGTATTTCCTCAACACCAACTATCTGGAATTGATCGCGCATCGTGACGCTAACTGGACGGTTGACGATGAGAAAGTCTCCATCAACCAGGATGCGGTGGTGATCCCGATGTTCTGGCAGGGCCAGCTTGTATGCTCCAACCGGAGCCTGCAAGGCATCCTCATTGACGCGTCGTAATCGAAAGGAGAACGACACATGACTACTCTGATTGGGGTTGATGTTCTCAACTCTTTTACCGCTGCCGAGCTTACGCAAGGCAAGGGCTTTGGCTTGGGCGACCGTCACATTGACCAACTGGGCAACGAATACGTGTTTGTCCTGGCTGGTGTTGGCGGGATCACTGCAAACTTCGTGGCCACCATTGACGAAGCCTATGGCGCCGTCATGGTCAGCACGTCGAATGACGCGCGTGGTGATTTGCTTGGCGTGGCGCCTTCCGCCATTGCTGCCAGCAGCTACGGCTGGGTTCAGGTGAAGGGCGTGTGCAACGTGCAGGTAGCGGCGTCTTGCGCTGCGAATGTGCGCTTGAACACGACCGCCACGGCAGGCCAGCTTGACGATGATGGCACCGCTGGTTCGCTTACTTGCGATGGCATTGTTCTGACCACGGCGCGCGGCGCTGGCGCTGGCACGGCGCCTGGCATCCTGAATTATTCGATCCAGGGTGTTGTGATCTGATGATCAACTGGGCCGGGGAAATCAATCCCCGGCCTTTCTTTTTGGAGATGACGTTATGAGTGGAACCGGACAAAGCCGCGAGCCCGTGGCCATAATGCCGATTGAGTTTTGGACTGAATACACTGGCGAGGGCGCCGACCTGAAAGCCGCGGATTGGGTGCGGTGGGTCAAGAAAGGCGACAGCATGAGGTCAACCGTTGCTGAGAAGGTCTCGCGCCTGAAAAAAGGCATGGTTGGTGAAGAAATTTGGGCGGTGATCAAGCCCTATTACGACCGATGGAAGGAAGGCCAAGATGCGCCGGTTATCGGAATGCCTTTGGATGCTGCTCCTTTTGCTACCAAGGAAATGGTCCGCGTTCTGGCACAAGTGGAAATCCGCAGTGTCGAAGATTTGGCCAATGCTGAGGAAGCGGCGCTGAACAAGCTGCCGATCCCCGGCATTATTGGGATTCGCGCCAAGGCGAAGGCGCTTCTTGATGCGCGGGCCAATCTGGCGCCGGTATCGGAAGAATTGGCGGCGCTGCGCCAGCAAGTGGAAGCCTTGCAGAAAGAGCGCAACGAGGCGCTGGAATTAGCCGATGAAATGGCCAAGGAAGCCGACAAGAAACGCGGCCGAAAGCCGGAAGGCGTTGCGGCGGCGCTTGGGTAAGGGGTGCGGAAATGTCACTACTCACGCTGGTTCAAACGGCTTGCGATAGGCTTGGCATCCAAATGCCAGGCGCGGTCATGTCGTCTAATGACGAGACGATCCGCGTCATGCGCGCCTTGGCCACGCAAGAAGGGCGCGAATTGGCGCGGCGGGTGGCATGGCAAAATTTGACTAAGGAAAGCAGCTTCACTACGGTTGCATCCGAAACGCAGCCGGGCGCAATCCCGGCTGATTTCGACCGCTTCATCAATGAGACTGCTTGGAATTACACGCAAAACCGGAGCCTGATCGGGCCGGTCGATCCGCAACAATGGCAGCAACTCAAAGCTTCACTTGTCGGGCCGCCCTGGTTGCATTTCAGGCAGCGCGGCAACGCCTTTCTGATCATTCCAAACCCGCCGGCGGGCGAGAATGTGCGATTTGAATATGTGTCGCGCTTTTGGGTCGACACGAATGGCGATGGGTTCGGCGAGGCTGACGCCTGGGCGAATGACGCTAACACGGCGCTACTCAATGAAGAATTGATCACGTTGGGCATTATTTGGCGCTGGTTGAAGCGCAACCGTTTGCCCTATGCTGACGAATTGCAGGAATATCAGGCGCAGGTGAACCAAGCCATAGGCCGGGATGGCGGCAAGCGCACGGTCAGCATGGGCGGGCAGTATGACCCGGCGCCGCGCGTGCCAAGCATCCAAGATGGGTCTTGGCCGCTATGATCCGACCGACCAAACAAGCGGCTGGCACGGCGCGGGTGGTGTCTATCCCGCCCCCGGTGCAAGGCTTGAACGCGCGTGATGCGCTGGCGTCTATGGATGCGGCAGACGCCATCACGCTTGATAACTGGTTCCCTCGTGGGAATGACGTGATCCTACGGCGCGGGCATCAAAGTCATGCCACCGGCCTTCCCGGCAATGTCGAAAGCCTGATGCAGTATTCAAGCGGCAGCACGAATAAGCTATTTGCCGCGTCTGGAACCGCCATTTATGACGTGACTACGGCGGGCGCGGTTGGCGCGGCGGTGGTGTCGGGCTTGACCAATGCGCGCTGGCAGCATGTGGTGAAAACGACTTCCGGCGGGACGTTCCTTGTTTGCTGCAACGGCGCCGATGCAATGCGCGCCTATAATGGCAGCACTTGGACAACGCCTTCAATTACCGGCGTCACTTCATCAAACATCATTGGCCTAGCTTCTCACAAAGAACGTTTGTGGTTGATTGAGAAAGACAGCGCAACAGCCTATTATTTGGCCACCAAGGCAATCGCAGGCAATTCGACAGCCTTCCCGCTGGGCGCGGTGTTTCGCATGGGCGGCAAGGTGAAGGCCATCATTCCGCTTTCGCAGGATGCAGGCAGCGGGCCGGATGATTTCCTGGCTTTCGTGTCTGACAAGGGCGAGGTGGCCATTTATCAGGGCACAGATCCCGGCACGGCTTCCGAGTGGGCTTTGATTGGCGTGTTTCGCGTAGGCGCGCCGATTGGCGACCGGCCTTTCCTTCGGGTTGGCGGCGATGCTGCACTGATTACGGATGATGGGGTGATTTCGCTTTTGCAGGCCATCAATGTGGACCGTGCCGCCGCAAATACCGCAACCATTACTGACCGCATACGGGAATTATTCGCCACCTATGTGCGGGCGTATCGGGCCAATTTCGGCTGGCAGGCCATCAGCTATCCGGCAGGAAATTGGGGTTTGTTCAACGTGCCGATCTCGGCAACGCAAAGCGTCCAGCTTGTGATGAACACGATCACTGGCGCGTGGTGTCGTTTTACCGGGCAGAACGCCTTTTCATGGTCTATGCTGGGCAACGAGATTTATTTCGGCGGTTCAACGCGGGTTTTTCGCGCTGATGTTGGCGGGACCGATAACGGCGCCGATATCGCGGCGGACATGAAAACCGCGTTTCAGTATTTCAAGGATCGCGGCGGGTTGAAGCGGTTTCTGATGCTGCGCCCCACGTTTCTTTCCAATGGCTCGCCGGCGCCGCGCATTACGCTTGACGTGGATTTCGGCAACAAAGAACCGACTGGCCAGCCAAGCTTTACGGTTTTTGGCGCGGTGTGGGATACGGCTGTTTGGGATGTGGATGTTTGGGGCGCGGATGGCGAACAGGTGACGCAACAATGGATTGGCGTTCACGCGCTGGGTCGTTGCGCGGCGGTGCGGATGAAGATTGCCAGCCAAGGCGCCACGATGGCCGTCAGCGCTTTTGACGTGCTGATGGAACCGGCGCAGGCCACCGCGCTGTGACGCTCTACTGGCCGCGCGATGCGCGCGAGAATGAAGCGTTGGCGGAATGGTGCGGGCGCCGGATTGAGCATGTCGGCGCCGATGGGTTCGGGCCATGCCAGGCGGCGGCGGTGGTGCATGGCGGGCATGTGGCGGCGGTAGTGGTGTTTCACGACTGGCAGGATCAAGCCCGCACGTTGCAGGCTTCCATTGCCGCCGAGACGGCACGATGGGCCGGGCGCGAGGCTTTGGCCGGCATCTTTGGCTATGCCTTCGGGGTGGCGCGGGCGAATAAGCTATGGGCCGCAAGCCCGCACAATGCGGAGCGCGCCTTGCGGTTTAACAAGGGCATTGGATTGAAGCCAGAGGCAACGCTTCGGCATCATTTCGGGCCAAAGGTTCATGCGGTGATTTGCGCGATGCTGCGAAGCGAATGGCAGCGGTCGCGGTGGTATAAGGAGACTGTTCACCATGGGTAAGAAGGCACCAAAGGCGCCCCCGCCGATTGATCCTGCCGCCACGGCACGCGCGCAATCTGACACCAATCGGCAAACCGCAATCACGCAATTCGGGCTGAACGCGGTGAACCAATATACGCCATACGGCAGCCTTGAATATGGGCAAGCTGGCACTTGGGCGGACGGGACGCCGCGCTTTACCGCCACGCAAAGGCTATCCCCCGCCGAGCAAGAGGCGCTGGATTTGAGCAATCGCGCGCAATCGCTTTATGGCAATGCGGCGGTGCGGCAGCTTGGCGCGGTGCAAGAACAGCTTGGGCAACCTTTCCAGTTTGACGCCGGGCCGTATGGCGATACGGCGATGGGCCGAAATGCGGTGGAAACGGCGTTGATGGAGCGCTTGCAGCCGCAGCTTGACCGGGACCGGGCCGCGATGGAAACGCGCCTTGCCAATCAAGGCATCATGCTTGGTTCTGAGGCTTACCGCAACGCCATGAGCGATTACGAGCGCCAAGTTGCGGACCAGCGGCTTGCCATTGTTGGCGCGGCTGGGCAGGAAGAAAACCGCATGGCGGCGCTGCGCCAGCAACGCTTGCAGGAACAGCTTGCCTTGCGCGGGCAACCGATCAATGAGGCAACGGCGCTACTGACCGGGCAGATGGTTGGAATGCCTCAATTCGTCAACACGCCACAGACGAACGTGGCGCCGACCGATTACCTTGGCGCCGTGCAGATGCAGCAGGCGGCATTGCAAAACCAATACAATAACAAGTTCCAAAGTTATCAAGCGCAACTTAATCAGCTGTATGGGCTTGGTTCGGCGGCGCTTGGTGGTTGGGCAAGCGGTGGTTTTTCAGGCGGTAGTGGTGGCAGGCAGGGCTCAGCGCAATTGGCGCAAACAGCGGCAACCGTGGCGGGAGGAACTTCTGACATTCGCGTCAAGAAAAACATCCGGCAAGTGGGCGCTCTTGAAAACGGCTTGCCGGTTTATGCCTTCCAATATGTTTGGGGTGGCCCGACGATTATCGGCCTAATGGCGCAGGATGTGGAGCAAGTGAACCCTGACGCCGTGTTTGAAATCGGCGGCATCAAGCATGTGAATTATGACGCGGCGGTGGAGGGCTAATCCATGAGCGAAAGTTTTGGACGCGGCGAAAGCGCGCTTTTCCTTGCAAACCCGGAATTGGCAGCGGCTGCCAGGCGCCAAAGGCTTGCCCAAGGGTTGCTCGAACAAGCCGTGAAGCCGCGCAACGTGGGCGGGCACGCGGGCGGGCTGGCGCAGATGGGGCAGGCCCTCATCGCCGGGTATATGACCCATCGCGAAGATGAACGCATCCGGGGCATTGCCGACGCGCAACGCGCCCGTGAAGATGAGGAAGTGCGCGCGCTGATGGGCGGCGCCATGCCTGCCGGCCAAGCCGCGCCAGCAACGCAAAGCGCGCTTGCCACGCCGCCGGGATCACTGCCCCCGCCCGTGCCGATTGCGCCGGAAGGTGGCGAGGTGCCGCCGATGGCCACGGCGCTGATGAACCCGCCGGGCCAGCCCGCGCAAGGCGGTGGTGCGGCGCCTGCCATGCCATTGCCCCCGCCGGTGCCCGTAGGCGGTCCAGCGCCAAGCGCAGCGCCTGCAATGGCCGGTGCCCCGCCGATGGGCCAACCGGGCGCTACGGGCCAGCCTATGCCGAGTATGGATGCGATTATGGCGGGCATGGCGTCGCAAAGCCCGCGCGTGAGGGCGGCGGCGCAAATGCTTTTCCAGAGGGCGCAGCGGCAAGAGGACTTGGCCTTGCGGGCGCAGGAGCGTGAGGAAGAGCGGCGGTTTAGGGAAAGGCAATTGGCGGCTGGATCATCGGCGGGGCGAGAGAGATTTTCCGCGCCAACTGAAATGCTGGACGAAAACGGGCAGCGCGTGACAGTCATGATCGGAGATCGCGGCACGCTTAGGCAGGTCCAAGGCTTTTCCGCGCCGCCTCCTAATACTGGTTTGGTGCCACAGGTTGGCTACAGGCAAGGCGCAAATGGCGAGTCGATCCCGGTTCCGCTTTTACCAAATAATCGCGGCGAATTGGTTGAGGCAAGATTGCCGCAAGACGTGCAATATGGCCCCCGCACTCGTGAAATTAATCTTGGCACGGAAATCGTTACGGTTGACAGCGCGGGTAATGTTGTGGCGCGTCGCCCGATTGACATTCGCGGACGTGAAACAGAAGAGAAAATCGGGCAAAGCCAAGGCGCAGAAATTGCCGGAGCGCCAACTGCATTCCGCACGGCAGCCGATACCCTAAAGAACATTGACGATGTTCTAAATCATCCTGCCTTTGGCGTTGCAACAGGCGTAAGCGGCATGATCGCCCGCAATGTTCCGGGCACCCCTGCCTTTGATTTCGGGCAAAGGTTTGACCAGCTTACAGGCCGCGCATTTCTGCAAGCGTTTGAAAGCCTCAGGGGCGGCGGTCAAATCACAGAAATTGAAGGCAAAAAAGCCACCGATGCTATTGCGCGCTTAAACCCGCTCGCAAGTGCGGAAGACACGCGCCAAGCCTTGCAAGAATTGCGTGATGTTGTGGTGAGCGCCCAACAACGAGCGTCCATGCGTGGCGGCGCGGCGTCGACCGGTAATGCGCCTACCGCGCCTTCTCGCCAAATTTCGCCACCTTCTGGTTTTAGGATCGTGCAATGAGCAACGTCGCAGTCAATGACGCGGGAGATGTGATGATTTTCCGCGAAGGGGCTTGGTCACGCGCGCCAGTCGCGCAAAATGACCAAGGCGCGCGATTGTTCTATGACGGGACCGATTGGAAGGACTTTCCAACTGCATCTTCTGCCGCGCCTGCCGCGCCTGCCGCGCCTGCCGCGTCTTTTGGCGAACGTGTGATGCAGGGCCTTGGGGATTACCCGCAAGGAGGCGCGCAATTTTTGACGCAAACGCTACCGCGTGGCGTGGTAGAAAGCGTGAACAATGCCACGGCTTGGGTTAATCGCCAGCCTGTCATTGGGCCAATCACGCAATCGCTTGGCATGACGCCTGCCACGCCAGAGGCCATTCAGGAGCAGACCGTCGCCCGCGAGGCGGATTACAACCGCCGCCGCCAAGCATCCGGCGCCAAGCCTGATGATTTTGATTGGGGACGTTTTACAGGGCAGGCTGGCGCATCTTTGGCGGGCGGTTTGGCGGCGGGCGTGCCGAGGTCATTGCTTGGCGCAGTAGGTTCTGGCGGGATGCAAGGCACCGTTTTCGGGGCGGCAGAACCCGTGACCGATCCACAGCGCAACTATGCCGATGCCAAGAAAGGCCAGATTGAAACGGGCGGCATGTTTGGCGCAGCCGCGGGCGGCGCGGGATATGCGCTAGGGCGCCTGATTTCCCCGCGCTTGTCGCAAGAGGTTCGCGACCTTAACGCGAGAAACGTGCAAATGACGCCTGGGCAAATGCTTGGTGGCGGGTATCAACGCTTTGAAGATAAGGCCGCGTCTTTGCCTTTTGTGGGCGATGCCATCACAGGGGCGCGAGGGCGCAGCATTGAAAGTTTCAACCGCGCAGCCGCTAATGAGGTTTTGGCCCCGCTTGGCATGACGGTGCCGGATAATGTGCCGGCAGGACGGGCCTTGGCTGAATTTGTGCAGGACGTTACGAGCCGCGCGCAACAACAGGCAATTGCCAAGGTTCAGCCATTCGCGCCTGATCAGCAATTCGGGCAAGATTTGGCGCAAGCCGCCCAGAAATTCATGACGCCAGACAAACAACAATGGTTTCAAGGCTGGCTTAGCGACAACGTGATTAGCAGATTTCAGAACGGCGCACTTGATGGAGAGTCGTTCAAAAAAATTGACAGCACCCTTAAATCATTGGTGAGGAACGCTCAATCTTCAACCAACATTGCCGACCGTGAAGTCGGGGACATGGCGGAGGGTGTCCAAAAAGCCTTGCGCGACCTTATGATCAGGACTAACCCGCAAGCAGCGCCGGAAATTCAAGCAGCGGATCGCGCTTGGGCGCTTGGGGTGCGGTTTGACTTAGCCTCTACCAGCCAAGGCGCGGCAGGCTCTCCGAATGCGGCATCTGGGGTTTTCACGCCGGCAGGGCTTTCAATGGCTGTCAGGCAGGCCGATCCTTCTTTGCGTAACCGGGCCTATGCGCGCGGCGATGCCATGCTGCAAGATTTAAGCGATGCTGGGCGCCAAGTGCTGCCGCCCTCAGTGCCTAATTCCGGCTCAACTGACCGGCTTTTGTTGGCAACTATGCTGAGCGGCGGCGCCGCGCAATCTGGCATAGCGCCATCGGTCACTCTGCCTGCTGCTGCGCTTGGGGCGGCGGCATACGGGGCCTACAGCCCGCTTGGAACGCGAATGCTTCAAGCCGCGTTGTTGGCCCAGCGCCCGGAAATGATAAATGCAGCCGGAACGGCGCTAACCGCTCCCGGCGTTTCCATCCCGCTTGCCAGCGGCCTTTTTGCTTCGCCACCGAATCCACCAAGACTTAATTAGGGTCGCGAGAAAAATCCCCACAGCTGAAGCCAAGGCGGGATTGTCTTTCATTTTATTCTCCGTCTCCCAGCGCTTTTCAGCGCCACCAAAAAGCCTTTCAATCATCCCCCGCCCATAACACAAAGCGGGCATTCTGTCATGGAGAACACGCATGGCGCGTAACGGTTCCGGCACATATAACCGCGCGGTGTCGCCATATACGGCGGGCACAACGATCACGGCGGCGACGGTCAACCAGGAAATGGATGACATCGCCACGGCCTTGACGGGCAGCATGGCGCGCGATGGGCAGTCGCCCGCGACGGCAAACATCCCCATGGGCGGGAACCGCATTACCGGGCTGGCGAATGCCGTAGCCAATACGGACGCGGCAACGCTTGGGCAGGTTGATGGGCGGGCAGAGGTTGACCTTGCCAGCGCGGGCACGACTGACATTGGCGCGGCGGCTTCCAACAACGTGCGGATTACCGGCACAACGACGATTACCAGCTTCGGCACTGCTGCGAACGGCGTCACGCGGGAATTGCGCTTCGCGGGCGCGCTGACGCTGACGCATAACGCGACAAGCCTGTTCCTGCCAGGTGCGGCAAACATCATAACGGCGGCGGGCGATACCGCCACGGTTGTCAGCTTGGGTTCTGGTAATTGGGTGGTGACCGCGTATCAGCGCGCCCTTTCGTTTGGGATCAATCTCGGCGCTTCCGTCTCCAGCACAAGCGGCAGTAGCATTGACTTCACCGGCATTCCGGCAGGCGTGCGGCGGGTGACGGCGATGTTTTCCGGGCTTTCCACAAACGGCACGCTTAACCCAGGTATTCGGCTCGGGACATCCGGTGGAATCGCTACGACCGGATATGACGGCACACAAAATATCATAGACACAACAATTGCGGGCACAAATTTATTGAGCGTGTTTGGTGGCTTTCCCTTGGGAGGATCAATTGCATCGAACCTCCGACACGGCAAGGCGGAGTTTGTGCGGCTAACCGGGAACACCTGGGTCGGAACGCTTATCTCGGCTCTTTCAAACTCTTCCGCTATCGCTACTGCTGGAGGTTCCATAACGCTTGCGGGCGAGTTAGACCGGCTGCGCTTCACCACAGGCGGCGCTGATACCTTTGACGCTGGTACTGTCAACGTATCGTGGGAGTTCTGATCATGCAGCGAATTTCTGTAAATGTCGTGACCGGCGAAGTGACTGTGGTGGATATGACGCAGCAAGAAATCGCCGCTTTACCCCCGCCCGCCGCACCCGCCATGCCCACCATCACCGCGCGCCAGCTTCGCCTTGCGCTGCTTGGCCTTGGCCTTACAGGCGCGCAGGTAGAGGCGCAGATTGCCGCCATGCCCGGCACCCCAGCGCAACGCGAGGCGGCAATGATCGAGTGGGAATATGCGACCACATATCAGCGCGACCATCAGCTTGTCGCGATGCTTGGCGCTGCGCTTGGGCTAACCACGGCGCAGATTGATGATGCTTGGAAGGAGGCCGCTACGATATGATCCCGCACGATTCATCCTTTGGACCACGCTTGCACGAGGTTGAAACCGCCCAGGCCGTGCATGAGGCGGTTTGCGCCGAGCGTTACAACCGCATCAATGAAAGCCTTGAAGCCATCCGCAAGGAATTGGCCGATCAATGGGGCAAGCAACAGTTGATGATGAACAGAATGATGGGATTGATCCTGTTTATTACCGCCGCCGTCGAGTTAGCTCGCAAATTCCTGAATTGGTGAACACATGAGCGAAACCCTAGCCCGCGCGCTTGCCGCGCCAGCCCCCGCCGCGCAACCCTTCGGCAATCAGGACATGCTTGCGCGCATCCTGATGGGCAACCCCGAATCGGGATTGCCGCAGTATCCTGGCATGGAGCAGGCCGAGCCAATGCCTATGCAAGCGCCAGAGAACGGCTTGCAGCGGTTTAGCACGATCTTGCGAAACCCGGAAATGGCCACGCCAGAGGAACAGGCGATGCTCCGCAATATGATGATGACTGCCGCTGGGCAGGGCTTGGCCGGGTCAGCAGCGGGCAAGCTGATGGACGTGTTGCAGCGCGCCGGCATGGCTGGCGTAATGGCGAAAGACGCCATTCAGAAACAGGAACCCGCCCCATGATCCCCGCAATCTTGACCGCGCTTGTCCCGGCGCTTGGCACTTTGGTTGACCGGCTAATTCCTGACAAAGCGGCGGCGCAGCGCGCCAAGGATGACATGGAAGCCGCGCTGGTCAAGGCCGGCAACGAGGCAGCGCTGGCCCAGGTCGAGGTCAACAAGATCGAGGCAGCGCATTCCAGCGTATTCGTGGCAGGATGGCGCCCGGCAATTGGTTGGGTTTGCGCCGCCGCGCTGGCGTGGGCGTTTATCGTGGCGCCGGTTGCCGCCTGGGGCATGGCGGTGTTTGGCGTGCGGGAAACCCTGCCGGCCATCGGGACAGATAACCTATTTGAGCTGGTGCTGGCCATGCTTGGCTTGGGCGGGCTGAGAACCTTTGAGAAGATGCGTGGGGTTGCCCGGCAATGACCTTATCCGCCCGTTGCGAATTGCGCCTGGCAGGGGTGCATGAAGATCTGATCCGCGTGGTGCGGAATGCCGCGGCGGGTGGTGCGTTGTTCCGGGTGACGGCGGACGGTGGCCGGCGAACGGTGGATCAGCAGCGCAAGCTATTTGAGCGCGGCGCCACCAAGACCATGGACAGCCGGCACATCACAGGCCATGCGGTGGACGTGGTGCCACTGGATGACGCGGGCAACGTGTCATGGGCATGGACGCTGTTTTTCCCGCTTGCTGACGCCTTTCGCGCTGCCAGCATTGCCGAGGGTGTCCCGGTGGTATGGGGCGGCGCCTGGGGGCAGCTTATGAGCGATTACGCCACGGCCAAGGCTGGCCAGGCGGCCTATGCGGCGCGGATGCGCGAACAAGGCCGCAAGCCGTTCCTTGACGGGCCGCACTTTGAGTTAGCGCGGGCGCGGTATCCGTAGGCCCGGTGCCTTCCAACACGCGGGCGAGCAAGGCTTCCAAGGTTGCGCGCTCGGTCATGGCTCGCGGTCCTTCTCTACGGCGTCCACCAATGCGGCAAAGGCGCGTTTGTCATTCTCGGCCTGAATTGGGTCTTGGATTTTCTCCATAGCCAGTTGAGCAATCCGCCATTCGTCTAGATGCGTCCCGTTTCTTTCGGCTGCATACGCATATTGCACCCGCCAAACTGCCATTCGCACATGCGGGCAGTCTGTGGCATCCAACGGAATGATCGCGTAGCCAAATCGGCGGAAGATGGCCCGAAGCAGTTTCATGGCTTATCCACCTTATCCAGCGCGGCGCGGATGGGGTCACTCATCGCCTTCGCCTTTCAGCGCAGGCAATTCAGGCAATGCCATCCAGTGGGTGGGGTTTATTAGCTTAAGGTGGAACCCGGCGAGGTCGGGTGTCGCGCGAACCCATCCCATAGGCCCCGAATTGTATAAATGCGTGGTCATGCGCCCTACTGAAAATCCATCATTGGCCAAATACTTCGCCACTACCCAGCCAACCGTAAGTGCGCCTTCATAGGCATCCCATACAAGAACGGCTGTTCCATCCTTTGGCGCGGTTTCGATTGGTTGCCATTTACTCATCGCCTTCACCTTTCAGCGCGCGGATGGCGGCGGCATACTCGCGGTGATTTTGTGCGTAATCGCCCCAGACTTTTGAGTCTAATGCGCTCACTTTTATGTCTGACAATCTCTGCGCCTCGCTCGCCTGTTGATCGTGCCATTGCGCCGCTTCTTCCAGCGCATCGCGTCGGGCTTCCTTAACGCGCGCTTCCACTTCGGCGGGGGTGAGGCAGGGGCCAAGGTATTGCCAAGCATTAGCTGCGTGTTCTGGTTCCATAACACCATTCCACGCAGGTTTATGACTTAACGGAGAAACGATATTCCACGGCATAGGTCGTGACGCACTTTCGTCAATTAATTGAATCCCCCTTTTGGGTGAAATCTTTGGTTTGATCCAATGCCACCCCTCCCGCTCCGGGTTCAGCGGCACCCCAGGGCGCGCGGGGTCGGGCCATGTGTTGTCAGTCATGGCCGCGCGTCCTCAAAACAGATTGCCTTTTCCGCCTCGGCTGCCAGCCGCTTCACTTCGGCGCGGTCAAATGTCCATCGCCATCCCATCAACCCAAATGGCGCGGATAATTCCCATTCCAGGCCGTCGCGCTTCGCCTTGATGCTGCAAAACAATAACCGGCCCGCTTCATCTTGCACCGCGTCTTGTTTCAGCACCCACCTTCCGCTGATCCGCTTTTGCACGGCATAAGCAGCTTGGAGTATCTGCTCGCAATCTGAGTAATTGCAGACAATCTTGATGTTTGGCGCGTCCGTGCTTTCTCGGAATGAAACATATAACCTGCCCATGACGGCTGAAAAATCAATCTCGGCTGATGGTGTCATTGTTTCGCTCATTGTGTTTCTCCCAGCGCCGCGCGGGCTTTGGCTCCACGGTCAAACTGCACCACATTCGGTGCGGCGGCGTTGTGTATCTGGTAATGGTCAACGCAGGCGTAGAAATCTAGCGCCTCCCTTAGCCGGGCGTTCTCATCCCGCAGCGCATCACGCTCGGCGGCGAGGGATCGGATGGCGGTTGCGCGTTGCCTAAAGCCGTCAAAGTCGCACCAACTCGCCAGCCGTTCCGCTTCTTCCGTGGTGATCATTTCTTCCGCGCCTCCATCATGGCGTCGGCTTGTATATATGCAAGCTCAGCAAATGTTTCGTCTTTATATTCTTGCCTTGGTATCAGCAGCTTCATCGCTTCCATCGCAAATTCATCGCGCAGGCTTTTGGCTTCCGGCGCGGGCGTGTCGGCAGGCGGCGTGTCGCTGACATAGACTTCGCTGATTAGGTCCATTTCGTGCATATCCTCAATATCAGACCAGCGGCCTTCATCGGTCCAACAAGGCGCGCCGTCATTAAAACCAATAGCCCAAAATTTCCATTTTTCAGCAATGCGGGAAACTATTTCCCGCATAGGCCCAATCACGCGCCCGCCCCGCGTTCGGTAATACTTGCCTGCTTCGATTTTCATATCACCGCTCCCAAAATTGCCAGCGCCAGAATAGCGCCGCAGATTGCCAAGATTGCCAGCGCCTCGCTGCGCGTGATCGGCGTGTATTGCCGATCAGGGCCAGGGCCGGGATATATGCCGCCGGTCATGGGGATGGCTCCTGTATGCGCGCGAGAAACTCTTGCGCGGTGATTGCCACTGGCATCGGTTTGGTTGATGCGGTTTCGCTTGGTCGCGTCATGTTGTCGCGCGCAATGTGTTCCATCAAACCAAGCGCGCTGATTTCCGCCGCGCGGCGCCTTTGAGCATCCGGCGAAAGGTCATTAGCGCCTTCAGTGGCAGCGATCAGGACCTTGCGCGCCCTGCCGGCTGCCTTGCGGATATAGCGCCTGGCAGAGGGGCCGATGACCTCGGTTGCGCGTTCTGCCGAAAGCCGCCGCAACCCATTGCGCGGTTCCGTGCTGAATGCCGCGCCAGCTTCGCGCAATGCGACACGGCGCGCGGTGGCCAGAATGTGGCGGCACTTGGTAATGTCGCGACCAATGGCGCTTGACGCGGTGGCGAGGCTGATAACCTCCCCGACCGGGCAGGCAATGAGAATGTCCGCGATAGCGCGGGCGTCTGCTGAGATTTCAGTCTGGATCATAGCGGGTTCCTTTCAAAATTAGCGTTGCGTTGCGTTGCGTTGCGCAGCGATGCGGCGCGCCGCGATGCGTCGAGTCGCGCTGCGAAGCGGGGCGACAATCATTACGCCGCCAGCTTTCGGTTATCTTCCCAAGCCAGCGCCGAAATCTTAAACCGGCCATTGGTGCCGCCCTTTTCAGGACGGAAGCGCCCAATGCCGATGAACATCCCGCAAATCTCCACCATTTCCCGGAAAACATCCTGAGTAATGATAGGATCGAGGATATAAACGTCGAAAGTCGTTTCCCATTGCGGAATGATTGGAAACCGGCGCGGGACACGCTTGCCACTGCCGCGAATGCCGTCAGCATTGGCGGAAATGGTGACACACCCTACAGCGTCTGGCGAAATGTTAAGCGCCGGGTCTTCCATCAGCGTAATGCCAGACAGAAACTTGGCCGTCCAAGTCGCCTTGCCTTGGCCGGGAATTTGCCGCTTCGAGTATTTGGCAGCGGCGGCGATGGATTGATGCAGCCCATGCGCGGGGATCACAACCGTCGCGGCGTTGTTGCGGGTGGCAACAGAAAGCTTGCTGCGCCATGTGCGGACGTCATAGGCTTCGTGTGTTTCGCCTTCCAGCTTGGATTCGTCGTGCTGGCGGGATTGGCTGTAAGGCGTCAATCCGGTGATGGTAAGGCGGGCTACTGAGGCTTGCATGTTTCATTTCCTTTGAGGGTTAGCGTTGCGTTGCGGGGCGGCGCGATGCGTTGCGGAGCGACGCGCGGCGCGGCGGCGCGATGCGACTCGGTTGGATGGTTTTCCGGCCATCCCGGCGCAGAAGCGGCGGGAAAGTCGGAGCGTTGCGTTGCGGGGCGGCGCGATGCGTTGCGGAGCGACGCGCGGCGCGGCGGCGCGATGCGATGCGGAAATCATAACGCCAATGTCCTTTCGGCGTTAAAAGGGAATATCATCATCAAGATCAGCCTTCGCGGCTGACTGGCGCGGTGCGGCGCGTGGTGGCGCATAATTCATTGTGTGACCTCCTCGGCGGCGGGTTCTTCCGCATAAGTGCGGCGGTGATCAATCGCGGCGATGATGGTTTCCACTACTGGATAAGGAAACCGCTCCGCCACGGCTTCAATGTGCGCCTTGTTGGCATCGCGCCACGCGCCAAGGGCGTCAGGCTCGAGCTTGCCAATCGCGCGCTTGGCGGCGGCAAGCCACGTTTCCAGCCCCTTGAAGGCGTATTCCTTGGCATCCGGCCCGATCAACAGCAAAGGCGCTTCCACGGGCGGCGCAGGCGGCGCAACGGGCGCGGCTGCTAGGTTCTTGACATGGCGCGGTTCGGGCGGTGTGTCTTCCGCTTCCTCGCGGGTCATCACGCCCCTCAGTGCATCCGGGAACACGTCACGAATGGCAAAGCCGCGCGCCCGTAGCTGCAACATGCGATCCGGGTATTGCGTC